TAACCATGGCCAAGACACCCGCCCAATCAAAGGCGGCGATCAAGGCAATCGACGCTCTGAAATCTTCGCGTGGGTGGGCAATCATCTCCGAAACCATGCGCGAAGAACTCATCGCCGCAGCCATGGAAATCGCCAACAAGCAGACCATGGGCCTCGACGAAATCAACTTTCGTCGGGGCGCAATCTGGGCTGCTGGCCAACTCGCCTACCTGCCCGAGCGCCTGATCCAAGCCGAGCAAACCAACATCGCCCTTGCGCCTCATTCCAACAAGGACGACGCCGAAGCTTGATCCGCCGATTATCCCCTCACACCCCGATCCGCCAAGGCCGATCACAAGGAGACTTCTTATGCCCCCTATCGACTCAGCTTCCGCCATCGACGCCATCGCCTCCAAGGCTATGGGCGTTCCGTCTGCCATGCCCGGCGTGCCACCCGCTCAAGACCCCGCGAACATCCCCCGCTCTGGCAACCCTGCCCCCAAGGCAAAGCCAGTCGCCAAGGAAACCGCCGAAGACGCGGCCAACGAACAGGCCGCTCCGCGCACCGAAGACGACAAGATGTCCGAGAACCCGGTCCTCTACGAAGTTGCCTTTGGCGAAAACGACAAGCGCAAACTCACGCCCGAGCAGATCGCCGCGACCTTCCAGCGCTACTCGTCTTTGAACCACCAGAACGCCCAGATGAAGCCGGTCAACGACGTCATCCAAGCCATGATGAAGGCAAACCCCGGCGCGACCCCCGGCCAAGTTGCCGAGGGCTTGATCGCCATGGCCCGCTCATCCAAGGGTGTGCCCAACACCTTCGGGGCCAAGGAAGACGCAGCTTCTCCCAACAAGGAAAGCTCCGGCCCCAAGACAAACGAACAAGTCGAAGCCGAGCTGTCCAAGTGGGAGCAAGACAATGCTGCGTCACTTCCTCCGGGCTACAAGGACTTCATGCTGGCCCAGACAACCGGCGCTCAATCGTCCCAGCAAATGGCCAGTGAAATGGCCCAGATGCGGCAGGTCATGGCGGCGGTCCTTCAACGCTCCCAAGGCGTCGCCGACGCGGCCAAGGATCAAGCCACCGCTGGCAAGGATGGCCGCGTTCAACAGATGAAGCAGGCCATCTCGACCAACCTCGACCGTTCTCAGTTGGCTCTCCAGCTCCCTGACGACAAAGCCGAAGACTTCATGGTCTTCGCTGCCGAGCGAGGCTTCACCCTCGAAGACTTCATCGACCCTCGCCTGACCCACCAAGTCATGCAGGATTTCAGCAACCAGATGAACAGTCCCGAGATGGAGCGCCTTCGCGCTATTTCCAAACGTCGCCAAGCCTACACTGGCTCAATCGGCTCATCGCCGGGTGCCGGTGCTGCGGCTGGTGGCAATGCTGGTGGCGGCACATTCGACGGCCTCGTCGACGGTGCGATGTCGAAGCTCAATCCGGGCTAAACGACCCCATACTCATATCCATACTCATACGTCCCAAGACAGGGAGCCGGGCTTTTTCTTTCCAGCCCGGCTCCCTTTTTCTTTGACCGGGACGAAAACCCAAAAAAAATCCGGTAACAATCGAAATCAGAGACAGTCCGGGCCGCTCACGCCGCCACGAGAAATGTCTCAGTGCAAGAGCGGGATGGCTTCTCCCCCGCCGCACGCGAACCAAACCGTAGACAGCGCCACCATTGGCGCGACCGTCACCCCCACACCTCAATTCAGGTTTCCGCGTGAAACCAAACAGGAGAAACCATTATGCCAGCCGCAATCCAAGGCCTCCGTGGCACAGGCGAATTTTCCGCCGACTTCCGCCCCAAGAACTACCGTGAGCTGTTCACGCTGCTGGAGCCAAACGGTTCCGCGCCGCTGAACGCATTGCTTTCGCTCGGCTCGTCTGAGTCGACCGACGACCCGGAGTTCAAGAACTTCCGCGACGAACTGCCAGAGCGTGAGATGACCGTGAACGGCGCAGTTGCCGACACAACCACGGGCACCATCACCATCGACGCAGGCGACGACAACAAGTACGCCATCGCTGGCGCAATCGTTGTCAACGCCGGTACTGGCGAAGTGATGCACGTCACCGCTGACTGTACCGCTACAACCCTGACCGTGACCCGCAATATCGGCGGCACGACCTTCCAGATCGCCGACGGTGCCGATCTGTTCGTTGCGGGCTTTGCCGCAGCGGAGGGTGCAGGCTCCCCGACGGCCATCAGCTTCGACGCCACCGTGGCTTCGAACTACACCCAAATCTTCCGCACCGCTTTCGGCGTTACGAACACGCTGAACGCAACCAATCTGCGGACGGGCAACAAAGAGCAAGAGGCCATGACCAAGGCTCTCAAGCTGCATATGTCCGACATCGAACGTGCCATGATCTTCGGCTTCAAGAACGAAGCCAATGGTTCTTCCGCTGCGCCTACCCGCTACACTGGCGGCCTCATCAATTCCCTGTCCAACGTCGTCGATATTGCTACCGACTACGCGTCTTGGGGTGGCGGCAATGCCGGTGAGATGTCCGAAATCGGGCTTGACGACATGCTGATCCAGAATGTCTTCAAGTACGGTTCCAAGGAGAAGATTTGCTTCGTGGGCGACCGCGCTGCATCCAAGCTCCAGCGCTTCGGTAAAGACCGTTGGGCACCCCAGACGGTCCAAGGTTCGTACGGCGTCAACCTGACGCAGTACCAGACCTTCGCGGGCAATCTGAACGTCCACCTGCACCCACAGTTCCGGCAAATTCCGGGCATGCGGGACTCAATGCTGATCGTGGACTTCCCGTTCTTGAAGTACCGCTATCTCGAAGGCCGCGACACGTCGCTGCTGGAAAATCGTCAGAGCAACGACGACGACGGCGTCAAGCACGAGTACCTGACCGAGTGTGGTTTGGAACTCCTGCAAGATCAGGTCCACACCTACATCAAGGGCTGGTCTGCCATTCCTTGATAGGCCGGGGCTTCGGCCTCCCGCCTATACGTCACCCGTCCGAGGGGGACGACGTCTCCAAGTACCGGAGGCAAGGTGGAGAGGGAGCGTTCGCGCTCCCTCTTTCCATTTGACCAATCAACAGAGAGACACCCATGGCCCCCTCAGACAAGAAAATTCCCGACCAAGCCGCCATCACCAAAGCGTTCGAGAAATATGTCTCCAAGCCCAAGGGCGACGAAGACCCGATGCGCATGGCCAAGCTGGCTGCCTCTGGCAACAAGATACACGCCAAGAAAATCTTGGAAGCCAAAACCGCCGCCAAGGCTGACCCCGACGCCGCTCCAGCAGAGGCGCCTCCACCAAGGGTCCGTCCGGGCGTCTTGTTTGTGAGCCGAGACAAAGAGCCTTCGCAGCTTCGCGTCGCCGGGTACAAACCAATCCGCAATTTCTCCACCGGCCTGCTCGAATACCGCATCCCCAAAGAAGACTGTGCGCGTTTCGAAGCGAACCATTTCGTCCTTAATGGCCGCATCCAACGCGGCCCCGCTGTCGACTAAGACAGCGTGCCAACAAACGTCGCGGAGAACATGAAATGACCGCCAGAGAAATCTCCCTCAGCCCGCATATCCGTGACGTCAACTCTCCCCTAAACGAGCTGGCCATCAGGGCGCTCCGTCGATACGGCGAGTTTTCTGCTGGCACAATCGACGACCAGACAATGTTGATGTTCATCGAGCTGGCGAACGAGATCATCGACATTGTTCAGGCTCACCCATACTCAACCGACGACTCGCTGGTCTATTATATTTCGCAAACCGAAGCCCGCCCGATCCCCGACGCCGTCCTGCTGGCCGGGCTTTTGTTCCTGTACGCTCGCCAGCAGATGAGCGCCAAAATCCAAATCTACGAACCCGCCTTCTATCGCGCGCTCAACTCCCACCTCTGGCTCCATCTCAATGGCGCGAACGCCTCCACCAAAATCCGCATGCGCCCAGTTGACGGCGGCACCAATCCCAAGACCTCCACGCCAACCAACGTCAATACGGGCATGCCGGAATAACCACGAGAGGCCTTTCCTGTGACTTCATTTGCGCGCACCCCCACATCGGTTTCGCTCCGCGTCTCGTCCTACGATAATTTCCAAGGCATCGACACGTCGCGCGACGCGCGTTCCATGGAGACAGGGTCGGACCAGCACTTTGTCCTGCTCAAAAACTGCCACGCTGACTGGCGCGGCCAGATCACCCGCGACCCCGGCGCAACCAAGCTGGCTGGCGACTTCCCCGTTCGCCACATCGACTTTGCTTCATCGACCGATCCTGTGTGGGTGGAACAAGACGACGCAGGAATGAACCTTGTGTCGCTGTCTGGCGCTCGCGTCGACGCGGCTTTCACGGGCGAATGTTCGGCAACGTCCACGGTTTTCGGCAAGCGGGTAATCATCGCCTGTCGGGGATCAGCCCCCTATGTCTACCAAGACGGGGCGTTCAGCCAAAATCTTTCGCCCGCAATGAACCTGATTTTGATGCCAGACTTTCTCTCGACCGTGTCCCGTCGACTGGCTGTCGCTGGAGTCCCCGGTCAAGAAACCGTTGTCCATCTCTCGCGCGTCGACAATGCCGACGTGATGCCAGATGACGAAGAACCCGGTGACACAAATGTTCTGCGCGCCGGAACCATCGACATCGCCAACCTCACTGGCAACGCCGATTTTATTACTGGTCTCGGGTCATTCGAAAACAATCGCCTTCTGATCTTCACCCAAGACAGGGCCATCACTTATATTATCGACGCGGACATCGACGAGTGGAAGCTCGACGACACGACCAACATCCAGATTGGCTGCATCTCGCACAACACGATCCACCAAGCTGGCAACGACGTGCTGTTTTGTTCGCGCTCCGGCATCCACTCAATCAAGCGGTCCCAAGACAACGGCATCCTTGCCTACTCGAAGACCCTCTCCGAAAAGATCGCCGACCTCTACACCTACCTCGTGTCCACGGTCGAAGACCCGCAAACGATCACCGCCACTTTCGATCCCGACAAGGGCCAGTATCACGTCTTCTTCCCGACGACCTATGGCCCTTCGCGCCGCCTGACCCTGACCCTGAACCCCGAGCGCGGCGAAGAAGCTGAACCAAAATTCTCGACCGCCGACTTCCTGACTGCACGCTGCGGGGCTTTTCTTGGCGGCAACCTTTTGTTCGGGACGCCGGGCGGCGTCTACAAAATCCTCAAGGCCACCGAAGAAGTCGAAGGCGCTATCACGCCAGAGGCGGAGATTGTCTTCCCCTACTTCTGGCACGGCAGCCTGACCGAAAACAAAGACATCCACTCACTCATCATCCAAGCAATCGGCAAGGGCACCATCACCCTTACTGCCACGCGCGATGACGGGGCGGTCTTTGACGCAATGACAATGGAGGTCGAGGGCAGTTCGGACGACAGCCTCTTTGTCGACGTGCCACTTTCCACTCAATACGAGCGCCCGTTCCAACACAGGTATCTGTCTGCCCAATACAGGCTGGCAATTACCGGAGGGGCGGGCCTCCTGCGTCTTGTTGGTTTTGCCGTTCTCATTCGTAAATAGGTGTCTTGCTGATGTCCCGTCTTCGCCAACTCCACTCCCAAAACTACACGTCCAGCGGCACGATCAGCTCCGAGTTCGAGAGCATTGTGCGCTACCTGAACGCCGCCGAGCATGGCAACAAGACGGTCGCCGAGCTTCTCGACGCCCTTTTTGATGACGACGGCCTTTTCTCTGGCGTGATCGAGCTTCGCAAGAACTCCGGTAGCGGCCTCGAATACCGCACAGGCGAGTACACGGCAGCCGAAGGCGAAACCGGCTGGATTGAGTTGGCCACCCTCGAAGAAATTCGTGGAGCGCCCGGCGTCAATGTCAGCGAAATCGCTGCACCAATTTTCTATGGTCGCTACGACGAGGAAGCCACCGCCGCCCAAGACACGTTTGCTTATGCCCACGCCGACACCGACGAACTCATTGTCTACGTCGATGGCGTCCTCCAGTGGGGCGACGGCAACGATTACGATACCGATCCTGACGAGGGTGTTGCTGGCGTGGTCATCTTCACCTCCGCAATGTCTGGCGGCGAAGTTGTAACCATCTACAAGGTGCGCACATCCGTCGCATCCGGATACACCCGCGATGACACCTACACTGGCGCGACGCAGAGTGTGTTCCCCTTCGTCCACACCGACGACACGCGCATGCTCGTCTACAAGAATGGCCTGCTCCAGCGCGAAG